TTGCAAAAAAGCGTTCCCGGGAACACGCCGCCTCGCGCCGTGGCGGCACCAGCCGCGGGGAATACACCCCAGCGTGCGCCTGTCGTCGGAGGTGGAGCCATGTCGGACTTCTGGACCGACCTGATGAACAACCAGAGCGGCTGGTGGCCGCCCAACTGGGAGAAGAAGTTGGATCCCGACGCTGCCTTCAACAAGAAGGGTCCCGACTACAAGCGTCGCGGTGACGGCAAGGGCATCTGGTTGACGAAGCCTGATGGTTCATCACAGGTGCCGGACTGGTTCATATGCCCGTTCACAGGCAAGACATCCGGCGAACTAGGCGCCATCGGCGCTCAGATCCGCGGCTAGTCTTTGTACACTGTACATTCATCATGGACGTTCTAACCCCAGAACAGGTCACCGCCCGTCTTGCCGCAGTCCATGGCGGCGAGGCGGGCGGTTCGCCCTTAGAGAAGAAGGCACCGCGCCGCTGGTCAGCGACCACGGCAGTCGTGGACAGCCTCGTCGGGTTCATCCGTAACCCGTCCGAACGCTGGTACATGGGTTTCCCAGAGATTGATCTCGCCACCCGTGGCATCGGCAGAGGTGAAGTACTGCTCGTGGTGGGACGCAGCCACACAGGCAAATCGCAGATCCTGCTCAACGGCATAGTCACCAACCTGATCAACGACCCGTCAGCACACGTCGTGATCTTCGCCATGGATGAGCCACGCGAACTGGTTGTGATGAAACTATTCTGCCTGCTTCAAGGCAAGTCTTCCACTGAGGTGGAGGAAGCAATCAAGGCTGGCGACAAGAAAATCTTGTCGCAACTGAATGAGGCAGCCGCCAACGAACTGTCCCGTGTCGCCGTAGTTGACGATTCGATATCGTTGGAAACCATGGGAGATGTCATGGAAGAGGCACGCCAATGGTGGGGGTGTGACCTGTCGTTCTGCATGATGGACTATCTGGAGTTGCTTCCCGGCGGTGATGCCGACTCCGGAGGTGTGACCTCCAAGGCGCAGGCAGTGAAACGATGGGCGAAGACGCAGCGTGTACCCATCGGGCTAGTCCATCAAGCGGGCCGTGGAGCAGGGCACCCCGGGCAGGCAGCAGGAATCCACGCTGGACGGTACGGCGGGGAACAGGAAGCGATCTTCGTAGTGGAGGTTTACCGCAAACGTGACCGCACCGACCTGTCCGACGGGGAGAAGGCATACCACGCCAACAGTGTGAACCTGAACCTGTGCAAGAACAAACGCACAGCCCGCCTACTGGATCAGATCTACTACTTGGATCCCGAATGCGGCCACGTCCACCCATACTGGGAAGAACTGGTGCCAAGCAATGGATGACATTGATTCCCAAGTCGTGTTCGATTTCGCCATGCTGTTCCGTGGCGGCAAGGTAGCCATCGATGACCCCGCCGACGCCAAAGGTTTCCGCCCGTGGCAGACAGACAGCGGTGGCTTCATACCAGCCGACGGCAAAGACTTCATAGAAATAATTGAAGACCACCTGCTGCGGGAACCACACATCGGCGTGTACCCCCTCTTCCACAATGACGACGGGTTCAAAGTCCATTGGGGTTGCATCGACTGGGACTCTGGCTTGGAGGAATCGTTGGTTCATGCCCGCAACGTTCGTGAGGTGCTGCGGCAGGTGGATGTCGTCTCCCATGTGGAACGCTCACGTTCCAAAGGATGCCACCTGTGGGTTTTCTTCACGAACGTAATGCCAGCGTTTGATGTACGCACAGGGCTGATCGCTGCGTGCGATGTGGTTGAGGCACCCACCAAGGAAGTAAACCCCAAGCAGGTTGAGTTGTCGAACCGTGGGTGGGGCAACGGGGTGCGTCTCCCTTACGGGAAGAACCGTCGACCCGGCGGTTACAACGAGATGATGAACCCGGATGTGTCGTTCAGCAAGATCCCTGTGCATGTGTTCACGAAGGAAGCGATGGCAAGTCGGGTCACCCCGGAAGCATGGGAGGCTGTCACAGCCCTGTACAGCCCTCCTGAGGCCCCCTTCGGGGGCGAAGAGATGCCTGAGGGTAACGCTGGCCGCGTGGACCTCGTAGGGCTACCAGCGGCTATCAGAAAGAACGGTCCCCGAACAACCCCTGACAAACCACACGGAGACAGGTCCGCTACCCTGTTTTCTTTAGCGTGCGCCATGATTAGGGGCGGCTACGAACTGCAAGTCGTGGCCGGAGAACTAGAGGGAGCGGACATAGCGTGGGGCGGCAAGTATGCGCGGCGACCTGATGGTCGCCAACGGTTGTGGAAGATGGTCTTGGATGCCAAGAATCTGGCATGGGAACCAAAGGATTAGGAGGAACGATGAAAAGTTATTCCATGCGGGTTGACCGCCGCCCCAAAGTTAAAGCACGCCCACGTCACACCAAGAAGGGGCATGTGTTCACTCCGAAAGAGACACTGATGGAGGAAGACTGCGTGGCTCAAGCGTGGCGCGACCAAGTTGGTGAACGGATTGAAGGCCCTGTCGAAGTCTCTGTAGTGTACAGTCCCACCTGCACGCTGCTAACCGTGGTAGAGTCTCCGCATGACGCAAGAACGTTGCGTGGGGATTTAGACAACTACATAAAACTCACATTGGATGCGTTGAATAAGGTAGCGTGGGATGACGACAGCCAAGTGGTCCGCATAGTAGCAGTGAGGGTAGATGAGCGAAAAAACTGACAACACAAAGTACCAGAACTTCGCAGACAAATCGTGGGAGACACGCTTCGACAAGATGGGCGACGACTCCGAAGCAGCGTTTGAACGCAACAGCGAAAAATGGATCAGGTACGGGCTGAACCGTCCACCGTTCCCCGTCAGCAGACTGCCCTTAGGGGTACGGTACACCCCCGACTACATTTGGGAAGGCAAACACCTTGTGGAAGTGCAAGGCTGCTCCCCCCGCAAGGGGGTTAAACTCAAGTGCGAAAAGTATGTCACCATCGAAACGATCTGGCACCCGCTACTACCCGTACTGTATTTCTTCTGGGATTCAACCCGTGAACTACACACGACAGTCACTCAAGAAAAACTGCGTCACCTAATTAAAAGCGACCAAGCAACCATTGGAACCTTCAAAGATCCGGGCGGCGAAAAGCCGTTCTGGCAGTTGAAGACAAACATGTTTGATTGGACGCCCGATGGGGACGCAGCGCGAATTTCCGATTGACCCCGGCTGGCTCAGCGGAGACAGAGGCAGCGAAGAAGCAAGCAACTGGTTGCAGCGTGCCCTCCGCAAAGCACGGCCCGCTGAGGGACGTTACGACACCGAGATTGAACGGATGCTGACTGAACGCCCCGACGGCATCCACCCCTCCAACGGCCCCACCCTAGAAGACACGCTGGAAATCAAAGAGGTGTTGGGTGTAGCCATCGAAGCGTTGGAACCTGAAGAACGATGGATAGCGGAGCGGCTACTCATCGAAGGGTTGTCGCTACGCAAAGCCGGAGCGGTACTGGGTTGCCCCAAAACGACACTGGCACGCAGGCGAGACGCCATCCGCGGCAAACTAATCAGAGCGGTAGCAGGTCACCCTGCCATTACCGAACGGTTGGGGCAAACAGAAGAGTCTTTACTCGTCTATAGCAAGACACTGTCTCATCATCCCCATTAGGGATGTGACCCACACACCGAACGCGGCCTGCGCCTCATCGACACCGTCCATGCCCGCATAGAACGCGGCCAATAGACAGTCCGCTTCCTGCTCGCTGAACACCAGCAGCAACCCAAGGATGCCATCCGGCGACCACTTGGCGTGCGTCCCGTCCGTCACATCAAACAGATGTGCCGTTTCCTCCAACTCGTAGAGGATTTCCCGCTCAACCTCGGCACCTTGAGTCTCTATGAACTCAGTCCACTTCTCATCCAGTTCGGCGGCGTCCACGACTACGACCCTACACGGTCCCGGGCGTAAGTTTTGACCACTGACAGGGCAGCAGCAATCCCGGCGATAGCCGCCGACCTCGCCGATGCCAGTTCAGATACCATAAACACGGCCAAAAATGCTTGGGCAAATGTCCACGCTGCCCGTTCAAACATGTTGCTCACTTCTTCTTCCCCTTGTTAGATCGTTTAGAATGATCGTGTGCAATGGCAGCCGCCTGATCACGGGGGTAACCCTCACTTATCAGTGTGCCAATATTCTGTGAAATAGCGTTCTGACTTTTACCGCGCTTCAACGGCATCGTCAGTACCTTGGCCGACGCGGCTTCTTTGGAGCCACCTCAATCACGCAGCGCCCTACACTACCGATCCCGTTACCAAGCGTGCTGGTCGTGACCAACACCTGATCGGCCTTAACCTTCTTCGGAGTTGAGAATAGACTATGAGCCATGCGCTACATTCCTTGTCGTTGATTTGCTTCCGTAGATCTTTTTCTTCCAACGCTCTCGTGACGTGTCGTAACTGCGCTGCACCTTTCCAACGTCCGAAGGATCGCTGACTGGCGCAGCAACCGTGCTGGTCGGGTTATAGGTAGCGCGGTGCTTCTTCCTGTAACGCGGCGCTCTATCATCGCCACCAGCATGGGGGCGATCCGCAGCCTGAGTTTGTTCGTATCGGGTCTTAGCCATGACGCCTACTTCCCGAAGGGACGGCCACCAAAGGCACCGTTCCCCAAATTGGTTGAACGCAGATACGACGCAGCCTTCTTAGC